TCTTTTTAGATGCTCTTTTATATGTGTGTAATTAACAGAGTTCTTTTTACTCTAAAGTCTAATCTTAAAATTGAATGCTAATGGCAACAATCAAAAAAGCAAACGATATATATAATGAAAGATTTAAATAAATGAAAACAAAATTACTTAAAAAGATCCGAAAACGTTTCGAGATAAAAAATACAGGCAGAGTATTTGGCAATAATGAAGAATATATTTTATTCGATAAAAAAAATAAAGATTATTCAGAACATTATGGTTTTACATCTGCTTTAGATGGATTATTTGAGTTTTATTATAAAAGATCTAAAATAATCAATAGACGTAATTACATTAATATGCGAGCCAGATGTAACCAAATAAAATAAAATTTAAAGCACGTTTAATAACGTGCTTTTTTCTTGTGCCAAACTTTTATATTTATTATATTTTTTATCTATACATAATAGTTTTTATTTATTATTAGCGTTTATTAAGCGTTTTTAAACGTTTATTAAACGTTTATTAAACGTTTAAGGTACTGTGAATCAATAGATTTCACGTCGAAATGGTTCGCCCCGACCAGAAAACGCATATTTGGTCATTTCAAAACTATGTAGTTTCGACAGCAGGAACATTATAAAAATAAAATAACTATATTTGTAACTACAAAACGTCAATCCCTCTATTTGTTAGGGCTACACGCTAAAAACTACATTATGAGTGATGTAAATAGAATGATATTTGCCGAACTGGCTGGGTTATCAAGTGGTAACCTATCAAATTATATAAAACGTGGTAAAGTTATTCCAAATGATGATGGAACAATCGATACTGAATTTGAATTAAATAAAATATTTTTAGAAAATAGGCGAAAATTAAAAGAGGAAAAAGAAAAACCTAAGCCTAAGGCAGATGTCGTCCAAGATTTACCTTTTTTAGAGGAATTCATGGAAGTAGAAGAAATTCCAGATCCAGAACCAGAAAAGATTCAGCAACCAAAAGCTAAAGAAGAATATCGTCCAAAGAAATTAGTTTTACCAGCAAAAGAAAAAGTAGTACATCCACCAGTTGAAATAATTTTAAATGGTGAAAAAGTAAATGCAAAAGAATTAGCATTAAGAAAACAAGTTGCTGATGTTTTAAAAGTCGAACGTGATGCAGAAAAAAAGAAACTTGAAATCGAAAAACTTCAAGGAAAATTAATGCCTATTGAATTAGTAGAACAAATATTAAGTATAAATTTAAATATAGTTTTCAAAGAATTTGAAGCAAGTATATTTTCGCAGGTGCAAATGTTTATACCGTCTAATGATCGCGAAGAAATCGCAAGTGCGACAGAAAAGATTCGATTCTCTCTCGCTGATGTTATTCAAAAAGCCAGAGAAGAATCATCTGATCAAATAGAGGCTGTTATAAATGATTATTCACAAGCAAGAAGAATGAATTAAAACCATGTGGCAAGACTTATATAAAAAAATACATAAAAAAGCATACAATTATACAGTAATTAGAGAAAAGCCATCTGTTTGGATTGAAAAAAACATCATTCTTCCAGAAGGGGTATCAAAAATTAAAGGTAAATTTAGTTTTGATGTTTCACCATATACACGTGAAGTAGTTGATTTGCTTTATTCTGGTGATGGTTCTAGATTTATTGCTATTATGAAATGCGCCCAAATTGGATTTACGCAGGGGGTGATTGTCCCAGGAATGGCTTATAAAATAGCAGAAGATCCAGCACCTATGTTATTCATGGCAGCAGATAAGGGTATGGCAATGAAATCTATTGAAGAACGTTTAGATCCGATCATTTATGCAAGTGGATTAAGCGATTTATTAAAACCATCTGTACAAAGACGTAGAGGGCAAAGAACAGGTGATACTTCGGCAAGTAAAGAATATGCTGGAGGACGATTATCTGTAGTAGGAACATCAAACCCAAACGAATTAAGACAAATATCCGTTGAAACAATATTTGCAGATGACTGGGATTCTGCACCTCGCGCAGATTCAACTGAAGGAAGCACACGTAAACTTATGGAGGGTCGACAAACATCTTATGCGTCAACTGCAAAAACATTTTATATTTCAACTCCCACAGTTAATGGTGCATCAAATATTGAAGAAGTTTATTTATTAGGTGATCAAAAAAAATGGCATTGGGAATGCCCTTCATGTAAGGAATATATTCCACTCGAATGGAATGTTAAAAATGAAGATGGGACATTTGCAGGAATAGTTTATAAGCTTGATGATAAGCATAAATTAATAAAAGGATCAGTAAAATATAAATGTCAATGCTGTGGACATTTAATAGATGAAAAACATAAATATAAATTAAATAAAAAAGGTAAATGGATTGCAACAGCTGAAGCAATTAACGAACTATATACATCATATCAAATTAATGCGATTGCTATTCCTCCAGGTTTTACATCTTGGATTGATTTAGTTCAAGAATTTTTAGATGCATGTCCTCCAGGTAAACCAGTTCGTCAAGATTTATTAAAAACATTTGTAAATATTCGTTTAGGTCAAACTTGGAAAGAAGAAGGAGAAGTAATTGAGGTTATGGAATTAATGAATAATCGTAGAAATTATTTTCCTGGTACAATTCCGGATAATACAATTTCGGATGATGAAAACGGAAAGATTTGTTTAATAACTCTATCTGCCGATTTGAATGGTGTTATGGATAATAAAGTAGAAGATGTTCGTTTAGATTGGGAAATTGTAGCGCATACATCAAAAGGACAAACATATTCAATTGATCAAGGTTCAATAGGTACATTTAAACGAAATAGAGAAATGACAGCTAAGGATCGAATAAATGAACATAATCGCGAACGATGGACTGCATCACATGGTAAAGAAAATTCAATTTGGGATAAATTAACAGAAATTATAACAAAAGAATACTTATGTGAATCTGGAGAATTAAAAACAATTGATATATCTGTTATTGATACTGGTTTCGCTACTAAAGCATGTATGAAATATATAACAAAAATGTCCGAAACAGGACTTTTGGTATATGGAGTAAAAGGTAAATCAGAAGCAGAATTTCGTCAAGTAACAAAAGATACACCTATGATAAGTCGAAGCCGTGAATCTCAATTATTATATCTTGTTGAAGGTAATCAAACAAAGGATTTATTAAGTTATAATATGAAATTAATCGATTCAGATATGGAACTTTCAGCAGATGGTATGATGTATTTTCCTGTATCAAGTGATGGTAAGTATAGCTTAAAAGATTATTTTAAACATTTTGAAGCTGAAACAAGAAAAGAAGTTATAAAAAATGGTGAAATTGTTGGTTATTCATGGCAAAAAGTATCTGATTCATCAATAAATCACTTTTTTGATGTTAAAGTATATGCAATTAGCGCACGTGAGATTTATATTGATTTACTTCGAAAAACAGATAAAACAGTACCAAATTTAACATGGGATCAATATATGACTTTGTTTAATTAAAAAAGCCCTATTATTAGGGCTTTTTGTTTAGTTCAATATATAATTTTCTTACTCTATTTAGATGCATATTATACGATCTTGAATTTTCATCATACACACTTAATGCTGCAATATGAGAACTTTTAAATTTTTCAAAATTATCTGGACTAACTTTTGAAGCAATATCAAAATATATTGTTTTATCAATACTTTTAATTGATTCAAGATATTCTATTGCTTTTTTGGATATGTCACTTATTTAAAGTATTTATATCTATTGCTAATCCTTGTTCGATTAGACCGAACACGTCGAAGTGGTGTTCATACATCATATTTACGACTGCATTTGGCAGGTAATTTATATCGTTATACGAATTGTATTTTGAAATATTTTCTAAAGCTTTAATTGTTTTTATATTTCCGTGTTCGAACTCAAAAACACAACCATCACAATCACCAATCTCAAATAAATAAGTAAAAGCATAAGTAGATAACCCATAATTAATCTCTTTCGTCAAATCAGATAAAGGTCTAAGGATTGGTTTAAAATACTCTATATCTAAATCATCAAAACTTGTTATTAAATAAATGTCAGAAGAATCTTTATAATAACTAATTCCGTATACAGTTTCAATACCTGTAAATTCTTCTGTGCAAATGCCTTTCAACCCATAAGGTAAATAAGGTGCTAAATTTTTTAATTCTAATTCTTCTTTCATCTTAAATAACTTTTTCTAAACATTTTTTATAAATAGTTAAATCATCTTTTCCTTCTGTAACATCTTGTACCATTCTGTAAACGGCTGCGTGATTTCTATTTAAAATTTCTCCTATATGTTCATTCGTCCATTTTAAATTAGTGTGTAAAAAATAAGCGATTAATTTTCTAGCCTTTGAAATGTTTTTTGATTTAGAATCACTTTTAATTTCATCAAAAGTAACATCAAATAAATGACAAATTTTATAAATGATTTCAGAAACTTTAAGTTCGATTGTTTTATTTTTTTCTGTATTATTTATTACAGAAGTATAGTGCATTAAAAAATCTTTAAAAAACGTACGTTTATTTTTTTTAACCTCAAGAAATCCCATAACATCAATATAATCTTCAAGTGTTCCTTTAAGCATTAAATCAAGCGTTCGATTCGTACATTCTTCAGAATATATAAACGTATTTTGATTATTTTCGTAATGTTGATTATATATTTTTTCTTGAAGCCCTTCTATAAGTTTTAAAAATTCGTTTCCAGTCTTTTTAAAATTCTTATTCCAAATTTCTTTTTCGCAAGCTATTTCGTCAAATCCTTCTAAAATTACTTGATTTAAGATTGCGATTTTACACAATTTAGGATTTAATTCTTCAAATTTTTGCCCTGGTTTTATAACTAATTGTTTCATGGTTTTTATTTATTTCAAACTTTCTGGTTTATTAATAATTGCTTCTGAATTAGCTTTAATTTCTTCGTATTTAATCTCTAAACTAATTGTTTGATTTAGAGATTTAGCTGTTTCGTTAATTGCTTTAATACCTATTCTTTTTTTTGCCCCTAAAGAAATTTTCTTTCTTGATTCTTCTGTAAAAGATTTAGAAATAGCTTCTCTTTGTTCTTTTGTATATTTTTTCCCTCTGTTTGCTTTTCCTATTTTAAACCTAAGTTCATCTGTAATAACTCTACGCTTATCATCAGATTTAGTTAAAATACAGTTTAAACCATTTTTACCTAAAACGTCATAATAATCTTGCCAGTATCTTTCTCTATTATTTAAATCACTTACATCACATTCTTCTATAACTTCGAAAATATGATTTTCTGGTCCGTATTTACTTAAAGAATTTTTTAATTTAGTTTGATTACTTCTGTAATTTAAGAAAGAAGGTTTTTTATAAAACATCCATCTTTTTTTAACATCAATACTTTGCCCTATATATATCCTTCCAGATGGTGATGTTATTTTATAAATTCCTGTTATTAATTTCATTTTGTATTCTTTTTAAATATAGAGTCGCATCCATTAATTCTTCAAGCAAATGCTGCAACCAATCTTTCAATTCTAAATCTGTTCTTTCAAGTGTTACACCATACTTTTCTACTCCAATACGTGAACGATCGTTCAAGTCATTCATAACCTGCAGTACTATTTTATCTTTTGTAAGATTTTTACTGAACGTTGTGAGTGGTTCGATTATTAAAGAATCATCATTTAAAATATAAAAATAATTCTCAAAAAAAACTTCATCTGATATACGATAATTAGATCCATTAACAATTAAATAACCATCTTGATTACATACATAAATTTTTCCTTGTTCGTACTGATTGTATGAAATCTTACATACATATTTGATCCCTTTTTGTGGTAACATATTAATTATTCTTTAAATTAAACAAATCATTTGCATTTTTCAAACTCTCTTTTATTGCTTTTTTTCTTGTGTCATAAAAGTTTATATTGAAATATTCAACTCCATTATGAATTAAAAAGGTATCAAACTTTTTATTTTTTGGATCGTTTAAATTAGTGAATTTAATTTCATATCCTTTTTTCTCGAACCATTTTCTATAAAATTTTATAGACGTACCAAAAATACTTCTCAATGGATGTTCCTTTCTGAACACTTCTTTTGCTTTTTCTGTTAACATAATTATTTATTTAAAGTTAAATAGTAAGATTTTAAAGCGTTATAAATAGCTTGTATTTGCTTAAAATCTTCTGTATCTCTACTCGTTGAGTATTCTTCTTCTGAATCAAACCATAAATTCCATTGTTCAATAGTTTTTTCTTTACAACCAATTACAATTAAATTTCCTTTAATTCCAAAATTCCATTTACAAAATATAGGAAGCGTAGCGGTTTCTTTATTTTTAACATCTCCAAGGTCAGCATCTCTAAGATTAGCACCTCCAAGATTAGCACTTCCAAGGTCAGCACCTCCAAGGTTAGCACCTCCAAGGTCAGCATTTCCAAGGTCAGCACCTCTAAGATTAGCATCTCTAAGGTTAGCATATCTAAGGTTAGCATATCTAAGATTAGCACCTCCAAGATTAGCACCTCCAAGATTAGCACTTCCAAGGTCAGCACCTCCAAGGTTAGCACCTCCAAGGTCAGCACTTCCAAGGTCAGCACTTCCAAGGTCAGCACCTCTAAGATTAGCATCTCTAAGATTAGCACCTCCAAGGTTAGCACCTCCAAGGTC